TTTTCTACTTTAGATATTGCCATCTATTTACCAACCCGGGTCGTGTGGAACTACTTGGTTATTCGCGCCTATGACGCGTCCAAACATCAAGTAGGATTTAAACTCTTCTATTCTTGCTTTTAACTGTGCGCTAATAATAGGTTGTGCCGCTGCATCGCGCATAGTGTATTGCTGTGCGGCAAATAACGCAATTAAGTCGTGGAACTCTTCAAACATATCTATGTAGCCGGGAAACGCTGCTGGTAATACTCCCGTCCAATCGACGCCCACACTACCAACTACTTGGTCCTGTCCTATCTCTTGGCTGGGAACATAATAAAGAATAAGAGAGGCAGGAGGTATTGCATCAAAAACTAATTGTTCTCGCTGCCACATATAAGTGGCTGCTCTTGCCGTAACAATACCGTTTAATTGTGCGCTGGCGTCAGTTGCTTTAAAGTAAAAAGAGGGTACCCTCGGTGTGCCACTTTCCGTCGCAAGGGCTAATATTCTTTGTAAGCGGGGTGGGTCGTTGTTACCAGCCACGCTGCCATCCCATGAGCCACCCAACAAGCGACTACCAGCGGCTTGCGTAGCCATATTATAACTTGTAACGTTGCCGGGAGCAAACACATAAGTTATGGCGTAGGACCAAGGGTCTATATCTGTAACGATTTTTCTAAACTGGTCATAACCAATCTTTAAATAAAGTCCTATGTCTGCATCACTTACAAAAGTAACGTCTGTTTCATCTATTAAGTTGCGAAAATAGGCTCTTACTTCGGGTACTAACATCTATTTCTCTCCTATCCGGCAGGGAACATAGATCCACCACGGGTTGTTCCCTCGCCATACGGCCGTTTCGTTTGCGCCTGCTTCATCGCATCGGCATCGTTGCCTTTTCCTTCCACTCGCATGTTTTCTTCCACAATTTGTTCCTGCGCCTGTGGGCTTTCACTAAATTGGGCTAAATCAACAACCCCATCTCCCTTTGCGAAGGCTGGGAAGATCTTTTCGTGACGTGCCTGTGCATACTCTTCAACTGGTTTACCGTGATTAGATAAGGTGGCAAAGATATCTGCGATGTAATCTTGCCTTTCCTGTTCCAGATCATAATAGTGGGGGGAACACATAAAGTCCTTGAACACTTCTTTAAAGATTTTAACGTTGTCATCAGCAAAGATTTCTACCTCGCCCACGTTTTCAACAGCGGCTTGCAACATGTCTTCGGCGTGTCTGCGGTCTGCCATCTCGTTAATCAGATAAGAGTTGTAAGTTTTAAGCGACATCTCTTTCATAGCCAACTTGGGATCTAGCATACCCATCTGGACAAGCTCGATAAGCTTTGCGTCTCTGTCTTGCTTCTCGTTGCGGAACAACGAACCAGCTTCGAAAAGGATTTCAGGAGTATCTACCAGATTGGTGTTTTTAAGTTCTTTAAAAATAACTGAACCGGTGCGGTCCATCATCCTCATCATCGTGCTTTCTTTGTAATATGTTTTCATCAACAAAAGAACCGTTATTGCTAAATCCTTTGCGCCTTTTTCAATATTTTCCTGTGTTGTGTTTAACTGGGAAACATCCTGTGCGGTGAGGGCGTTGATGGCTTTACCGCTTGTAATTCCGATTGCTCGCTTTCCTAGTGTAGTGCTGTGTGCACCTGAAACATCCATAATCTCGTTTTGTAATTGACGGATATTATCAAAGACATAAGAGGGGATTGGTGCGCCACTAATCTGCGTAGGTTGTCCACCAGCCGGGTTATAATAAATCTTCTCACCCGCCTTGGCTGTAATAGACGAGGGGGCAATACCAGAGGTCTTGGGGATTAACCACTTCGGGTTAGTCATCAACTCTGTATTGTCTAGAACTTGCGCTCTTGCTTTGTTGTATTGGTTTTGTAGGTCAATAAGCGGGCTAATTAAACCAATTCCCCACAATCTAGAGGGGATTGTGGTATAACGAATAAACTGAATTGGCGTCCAACCTTTTGGGTTTTTGCCTTTATAAAGGTAAGTATCACCCATGGTAATAGCGTATTTGCCATCGTCCCAGTGGGTTTCGTAGATTTCTACTCTATTTTTGGGGAAGTTAACAGTGTTTCTTTTCCAGCGATATTCATCGCCGGGATCAGCGGAATTCCTCTCTTCAATCTCTTTTGCGTATTTGGGATAAGCTGCTTTAAGATCCTTTTTAGAAATAAAACTACGGATCGACATAAACTCGCTTTCGTCGGGGCTGTTGACACCCTGTTCAAAAAAGATGTCGTAGGGTGAAACAACTGACGTTCGAACCACTTTATCGCCGGGATCATAATAACTATGAAGGGCTGCGTTTCCACAACTTAATAGCCACCCAATCAATTCATGTATTTTGTCTTTTATTCCTTCAGCCGCCCAATAATACTGAAGTGCTACTTCGCTTGCTTGTGATTTATTAATATCTTCTGGACTAGGCGAAGCGGGTAATACCGTTACACCGGGATAATCTGTAGCTAATCTAGATAGAATATTGCGATAAAGATTAAGAAGTAGATTAACAACAACCCTATTTTGTCCTGCTCTCAAGCGTGTTGCTTGAAAAACCCCGTTAGTTCTGTCATAAAAAAGGTGTTGTCTGCCTTCTAAATAAAGGATTGAGAGGTCAAATATTCGTGTTGTCTTTTGTTTGTCTTGTTTTGAATCTGAAAGGATTCCGCTTATGTTCTTTGGATACTCATAAGTATCTTCGTCTATGTCGGGTGATTGGTAATCGGGCATCTATTTTTCTCCTACTATCAGCTTCTACTTTCGCCATCTCAACTAAAGAGAATTAATCGTTTTGGCGGCGCTTAGGGCGTTCTTTAGCTTCTTTGCCCTCTCTGCTGCATCTGCTGCGGTCGTTGCGGCTTTAGCACCTGTTTCTACGGCTCTAGCACCTGTTTCTACGGCTTTAGCACCTGTTACTGCGGCTTTGCCAGCTTTGGCAGCTTTGGCAGCGTCTGCGGCTTTCTTAGCAGCTTCTTCAGGGGTCCGTGCAGTTGCTTCTTTCGCAATATCGGTTGCAGCCCCAACGGCTGCGTTCTGTCCAGCATAACCTCCCAGACCACCGATAAGTGCGCCGAGAGCACCACCGATGGCTGTACCCCAACCGGGGAGCACCGTGGTGCCAATTTTTGCGCCAGTTAAGCCAGTTGAGACGGCTCCGGCAAGCGCGCCTTGGGCTTGCGAGTCTTGGGTTTTATTCTTCGCTTTTTGTGTCTTCGTGATTTGGTCGCTTTTTAACCTGCTGGCTGCTTCTTCACGCGCTGTACTCTGTGCGCTGGCTGCGTCCTGTAGAACACTTTTTGCTGCCTTTTTGTTTCTCTTCTTCTTTTCATATGGATCTGTTTCGTCATAAAGTGCCATGTCTAATTCTCCCAATCAAATTGATTGTTTATTTGTTTTTGTGTTTCTCTTTCTTCTTCTGTCTTTTCTCGCCACTCCCAAAGGTGTGTATACGTAAAAATACCAATAGTGATACTGGTTTGAAGCAAAAATAAAACTAGTGTCGCCTCTAAAATTGTACTCATCTTTAAAAAAGGGGGCAACCGGCGTTAACCGGTTGCCCCCCACCTTCCTTCAGTTATTTAATTATAGCTGACATCCGACCAACATACCGTTCTTGAAGGGCTGCTTACAAACAACGTTGTAATACCAACGGTAAAAGCCTTCCCAGCTATCCTGACCGGCGACACGGGACAAGACAGAGCCGTCAAGGTCAGCGAAACCGCCGTCCTGAAGCTCTAGCATGGACCAAGTGTCGGTCTTAAGATAAACTAGACCACCGCGAGCGCAGTGTCGGTCTGTCTTAATCGGGATACCCGCGTAGGATAACCCACCGCCGAAGCCACCTTCACCCTTGGTCTTGCCAGAACCCTGCGCGACAACTGTCTGCAAAGTTCCTGTCAAGTTGAGGATGTAGCCAAGGCGCTGACTAGGATGCATAATAATCCAGTTCGGCTCCGAGCCAGAATTGGTCAAAACCGTGTCCAACACGCTCTGCATCCGACGCAGGTTCAAAGCACCTGTGCCGATCGTTGCCGGCGCGCCGGGGGCAATATTGCGATCCTGATCCGGATTCACAACCGGTATCGTGATGGGGCAAGTAAGAACCGTTGACTGTAGGGTAGAACCCTGATTACCACCAACGGGGCCACCAACGACCGTGTTGCGGCGATCAGTACCAAAGTGTACCTGACTACCGAGGTTGCCATAAATACCCTCTGACTCATCTGCAATTGCAGCGTTCATAGCCGGCGTAGCAGCGTTCGGCAGCGGACCAATTGGCGCAGCTTGGATCGTTGACAAGATTACCGCGTAACCCACGTCTGTGTCTGTCGGACCAGCACCCGATGGGGCACCAGCCGCATACGCCAAGGTGGTCATGTTGGCGGCACCGGGCACCGAGGGGGTAAGAATATCAAGCGAAGAGTTCGGAACATCTACGCCGTTGACGAAGCCGGGCTGATTCAACTCAAAACGCTCGACCGGAGCCACGATGTTCTCGTAGCGATCCATACCAACGATTTCAAACTGAACACCCGAACCGGGAGCGGCAGCTTGGACTTCGG